ATTCTCTTGTTTATGCCCTTTCAATGGATTTCAAGGTGCAAGCAATATGCTGATACGCACATATACGGTTCTTATTGTCCTTTTATCGATAAGCCAGCTACCCCATCGCTTTGTTTGTAGCGAGCCGTAGCAACTTTTTACGGTGGTTATTATTTTTATATTTCTTTATATATATTAATGTTTTTACTTGCTACTATTTGCTACATATATAAAGAATAATAGATAAAAAGGAATATATAGAGGTTAATGGTAAATGATGGTAAAGGAATTGTATCTGCCCATCTTATTGCCTTTTTTACTTAGCAAGTTATAGTTGGAGCTATTGCTTTGTGGACATCATTTTGAATATGTTTGACCGTGCCTGCTTCGCTCGTGCCAAAGAGTGTGGCGGCGGCGTTGTGGGCAAGGTCAAAGGTCTATAAAAATTTATACAGAATACAGGAGGATTATTAAATGAGAAGAGTTAAAAGATTTATTGAAACTAACAAAATGGCACATGAAAAACTCAATGCATGGCTTAAAGAAAATCCACAGGTTTTGTTGGTGGATATAAAGCCGATTGTGATTGATCCAATGACAGAAATTATTTATGCGATAGTGGATATTCCGCAGAATGAAAATCAATCAGGAGTAGAAAGTGAAACGAAAGATTAAACACGACATCGTGTTTGATAATACGAACAGCGTGTTAGAAAAAGAACCCGCGTGTTTGATCTGAGAAAGTGCGGCTTAAATAAAGCACAGGCATAATCACCAAGAGAGGTGGTTTGAAATTGTGCATTAAAACGAAAATTAAAAATAAGCAAAAATTTTTTAGCCTTGATACCCCTAAAACGCCCTCTCCCACGACATATTTATAGAGGGAGTTTTTATGGAAACTCTAAAAGCACGAATAATTAAAAACTGGAGGAGAGCAAATATGGCAGATGCAAAGAATAAAAAGAGTGAAGAACATTATACCACAACTCAGACCAATGACCCGGTAAACCACCCTGCCCACTACACGACAGGTAAAATCGAGGTTATCGATTACATTGAAGATCAGAAGCTGCCTTATCATCTCGGAAACGCTGTGAAATACATCAGCCGTGCCGGAAAGAAGGATAAGGATAAAACAGTCGAAGATCTGAGAAAAGCCGTGTGGTACATTGAGCGTTACATCGGAATGATAAGCAGGGGTACTACTGCTGATGGTACGGGCAGTGCGGACGGTGCGAACAGTGTGGACAGAGCAAAAGGCTCCGTAGCAGACCAAAAGACTGCCGCAAACAAAAAGTCGAGCATTAGACCTACCCTGTCGGAAGCCTTTATAAACACAGAGATATTCATCGACTTTGAATCGGAACCGATCTACGGTGAAGATCAGGCTTACATATGCTGCCCTGAAAGATTCCCGACAGTACGCTTTCAGCTGATGCCGACAGTCGGTCTTATAGAGATTGTTGACAGGCTGCGACATAAGCTGGGCTTCAAGCCTATGTATCCCATTGTCGGAGTTGACAACGGTGGCTGTGATGACTGCTATGACTGTGACGATGACTGCTGTTATGATTTCTTCATAAGCCTTAACGGTTTTACAGACAGCCACCTCGACACTTGCATTGCCGCCGTTGTGGCTGATTCGGACAGCGTCGATAATGAAGATATGTATACTATCGATCTGACCAAGGATGAACAAAGACTTCTTTACAAACGCTTTGACGAGCAATGCAGGAGAAGTCTTAATAAGACTTGTGAGGAGCTGCTGAAAGAAGCGGAAGAAATGATGGAATGAAACCAAGCCCCACGTCGGGGCTGTTTTTATTGTGGTGAGATAAAGAGGAGGTGGTGGTGATGCCAAAGAAACCAAAGAAGCCCTGTGCTTATCCGAATTGTCCTAAGCTGACAGACGGTCTGTACTGCGAGGAGCATAAGAAAATAACCAATCAGCAGTACGAGCGTTACGGCAGGAAATATAAACGGAGCGAGCGTTACGGTTCTGCATGGCAGAAAGTCCGTGACCGTTATGTAAAACTGCACCCGTTCTGTGAGGAGTGCTTTGCACAGGGTATCCTAAGAAGAGTAGAACACGTGCATCACATAAAACCTCTTGAAGAAGGCGGCACAAATAACTTTGATAACCTCAAGAGCTTATGTCAGTCATGTCATTCGAGAATACACGCTCTGCGAGGTGACTACTGGCATAAGTGACAAATAGTATTCTCTGTTTTATCACTATGGGACAACCCCCAGGGGCGGTCAAAATCTCTAAAAAGTGAATTACACAGGAACGGGCGCCCCTCTCGTACTTAAAAATCGCAAATTCAAAGACGGTATATGCCCCGGAACTCTTTAAAATTTTTTCTCAACGGCATTTTAATTTGAAAAGCCCCATAACAACCCAATAATCAAACAGAATTCAAACGCATCAGCCCGAACGCAATCGGGCTTTTTTGCTGCAATTTTTTCAATCGGGGTTTGATTATTTTTCAAACATCGTTTGAATTTTTCTAATTCTTTCCGGAAGGAGGTGCTGAATCAATGGCAAAAGACGGAACCAATCGCGGCGGTGCAAGACCGGGTGCAGGGCGCAAGCCGAAAGCACTGAAAGAAAAACTGGATGCCGGCAATCCCGGAAACCACCCTTTAAGGCGGCTTGATATTCCCGAAAATATTGAAGGGGTCGATATGCCGAAGCCGGGTGATTATCTCTCGGCAATGCAACGTGACGGAAAGCCGCTCGGTGCTGACGAGATTTACACAAAAATGTGCAGATGGCTTGGAAAGCTGGGCTGCGATAAATTAGTGAACCCTCTGCTCGTTGAACAGTATTCGATGTGTGCAGCGAGGTGGATGCAGTGTGAAGAAGCTATAACGAGATATGGACTTGTCGGCAAGCATCCGACAGTAACAACATCGGTGGTGCAAAGCCCGTTCGTATCAATGAGCCACAGTTATCTCAAGCAGGCGCAGCAGATGTGGCTGCAAATATACCAAGTCGTTAAAGAAAACTGTACTGTGGATATTGACAGCGGTGTGTTCGATGACCCGATGGAGAAGCTGCTCCGTGCAAGGGAGGGAAAGTGATGCAGCACAGGAAACGGTATCGGAAAACGGAAGAAAACAAAAAAATAAGACCTGCCCATGTGCAGGTTACGAAAGAAAAAATATTTGACACCCGTAAGGGACTAAAAAAGTTCCTGAAACGGAAATTCGGATGAGGAGGAAGAAAAAATGTATGAACGAGTAAATCCAGCTCACGTTGATAAGGTGGCGGACAGAATTGCCGGAGCGATAGTTGATCTAGCGTATGCAAAGGAAAAGGATCCGAGAGTAGCGGTAGAGGTACTGCTCGGGCATGGCGTTTGCCATATTATGGCAGAAACTTCTGTGCATTTCGATAGCAGCGAAATAGCAAAAATCGTAAAGCGTCTTGCACCGAAACTGACTGTTGACTATCTGGAAGTAAAGCAAGACCCTATTCTTGCAGAAAATCAGCGCGGTCGTATCCGCTGCGGCGACAACGGTATATTCAAAGGCGTACCTGTGACTGGTGAACAGGAACGGCTGACAGCTATTGCAAAGCAGTTTTATTTTGCTTTCGGAGAGGACGGGAAATATATCCTTGACGGCGACCGTCTTGTCATCTGCCAGAGCAACGCAGATACAGATAATCTCCGTAAGATGTTCCCATCCGCTGAGATAAATCCTCTCGGTGACTGGACGGGCGGCAGTGACGTGGACTGCGGTGCTACTAACCGCAAGCTCGGAAGTGATATGGGCGACAGCATTACTGGCGGGGGCCTTCACGGCAAGGATTTGTCAAAAGCCGATGTCAGCGTGAACATTTACGCTTTCCTTGAGGCGCAGGCTCTTGGCAAACCAGTAGAGATAAGCTGTGCCATCGGTGATGAAACCGTTGACGGCAAGCCTTACTCCGACATAGTGGAGATCGCAAGGAAATACATCCGTGATCTGGGCGGCTTTGAAAAATTTGCAGAATGGGGGCTGATCAGATGATAACGACAACTCAGATGCAGCTTGTTGATATCAATAGGCTGATACCATATGTGAACAATGCCCGTACACACTCGCCGGAGCAGATAACGAAATTACGATCAAGTCTGCGTGAGTTTGGGTTTGTGAGTCCTGTGATAATTGATCGTGAGTATAATATCCTCTGCGGTCACGGCAGAGTTTGTGCTGCGAAGGAAGAAGGTATGAACGAAGTACCCTGTGTATTTGTGGAGCATCTTTCCGAGGCACAGAAGAAAGGATATATCCTCGCCGATAACAGAATGGCTATGGATGCCGGCTGGGATGACGAGCTTCTGAAAGTAGAAATTGCTTCCTTACAGGAAATGGGCTTTGATATCGGTATGACAGGTTTCGATGAAATGGAGATTGCTGACCTCTTTGAAACCGATACCGAAGGCGAAGAGGATAACTTCGATGTTGACGCAGAACTTGAAAAGCCTTGTTTTTCAAAGCCGGGAGATATATGGCATATTGGCAGACACACCGTTATCTGCGGTGACAGCACAGATCCCGAAACATATAAGCGACTGCTCGGCGATACGAAAGTAAATCTGGTCTGCACAGATGCCCCGTACTTCGTCAATCTTCAGAACAAGTCCGGTAAGATTGCCAATGATAACCTTGATGACAAAGCGGCTTATGAGTTCCTGATGAAAGCATTTACAAACTTCAAAAATGCTATGGCAAAGGATGCTTCTATTTACGAATTCTATGCTACTATGAAAACCCGTGTGTTTTATGATGCTTTTGAGGATGCGGGATTTAAGGTCGGTGCAGGGCTGATCTGGAAAAAGCCGAGAGCACCATTTATGCGTACCGACTGGAAATTCAATATGGAACCAATCATATGGGGTTGGCGAAAAGACGGCAAGCATATCTGGTACGGCGACCAGAAGCAGACAGCCGTATTTGAATTTGAAGGTATCAAGGATTCGGAAAAGGAAGGCTTTTCGCATCCGTCCTCAAAGCCTGTGCCGCTTATCGTGTACCTTATCAAACAGTGTACGCAGACAAACGGTCTTGTACTTGACGGTTTTCTCGGTTCAGCTACAACGCTTATTGCCTGTGAGCAAATTGACCGCACCTGCTACGGCATAGAACTTGAACCGAAGTTTGTGGATGTTGCGGTGGTCAGATATTTGCAGTACAAAAACAACGATTCATCGGATGTGTATGTTATCCGTGACGGAGAGAAACTTATGTACTCCGATCTTGTTAAGGAGGTCGAGGTGGATGAGTAATGAACAATGGAAAACCATACAAGGATATGAAGGGCTGTACAGCGTGAGTAATCGGGGGCGTGTCTACAGCTACAGAAGTAAGCGTTGTCTGAAACCCGCTCACACAAAAGCAGGCTATCGCTGCGTTCATCTTGCAGATAAAGGCAAGGTATCAGTAATGTTTATTCATAGATTAGTTGCCCTTGCTTTTATTCCGAATCCACAGGATAAGCCGACAGTAAATCACATAAACGAAATTAAAACTGACAATAGAGTAGAAAATCTCGAATGGGCAACAAATCATGAGCAAAATATCCACGGTACCCGGATTGCAAGAGTAAGAGCACATACAGATTATAAATCGAGAGGAATTGACTATTCTGTTGTTGCCGCAAAACACGATTACAAAAACATAAATAAAAAGCAAAGAAAGCCTGTCCTGCAATTAAGTATGGATGGGCTTTTACTTGCCCATTTTGATAGTTTGGCAGATGCGGCACGTTCTTTGGGGATAAAGCCGAGTCACATTTGCTGTTGTCTGAAAGGAAGGAGGAAAAGCTGTGCTGGATACCAATGGAAATATGCATAAACCAATGACACTCCTATCCTTGTTCGATGGAAGTGGCGGCTTTTGTCTTGGTGCGCTTTTAGCCGGAATAAATCCTGTTGGCGCATCCGAAATTGAGCCGTTCCCCATCCGTGTGACGGAAAAACATCTGCCGGAGGTAAAGCATTACGGAGATGTAAACAAGCTGAACGGTGCTGACCTGCCGCCTGTGGATATTATCACATTTGGGTCGCCCTGTCAGGATATGAGTATAGCAGGTAAGAGAACCGGGCTTGACGGCTCACGAAGCGGCTTGTTTTATCAGGCAATAAGAATCATAAAGGAAATGAGG